TCTACTTTTTCCATGTTCAGAAAAACGTATGAGACGGTACTCGATTTGAGAGGTAATACCATAGACTGGAGTAACAGAAAGATATCCTCAAAAATTAGAATGTTACTCTGTAATAATTGGCTAGTTTTGTGGGACAATCCCCCTCCAGTTTCAATTATCCCGCCACAAATGTACGCATTTTTTACAACTAATCTTGAAGAATCTCTGATTAAAGAATACTATGGCTGATTTACGTTTTCGTTACATAGAGGATTACGCTGGAGGATTACTTAATATCTCCAGACAAGAAATCTCAACCACGGGAGAAGTTCTCTCCCAAGATGGATTTACTACAGAAGGCACCATCTTTGTTGAAGATGGCAGTGGGGTTAAAAGTGGACTCAAACTAGGAGTTAGTTTGGCAGAGGTAGTGGATCCTACCACGGAAAGTGGAATAGTTAATGTTAGGTATGGTGATAGAACATATGCTAAAGTTCGTGATCTAAAAATTTTTACTACGGCAATTGCATCTGCTCAATCGGCACTTTCTGAAGCAACATCGGTATCTATTTCTAATCTTGAAACTGCTTTCCAACTCCTAGAGGATGATATCAACTCTTTAGAAGAAAACCTTCAAGGTAATATCTCAAATGAGAGAGAAAAGATTCAAACTCTAACAATAAACCAGAACGAGTTGACAGATATAATCGATTCATTGTCAGTTTCGATCGATACTCTAGTATCTAGAGTGGAATCTTTATCAAAACAGAGCAGTGATGATTTATCCATATCAGGTAATCTAACAGTTACTGGGGAAACTATACTCAAAGAACTGACTGTGGATAATCAGATTATCTTAAAAGAAGTAAAGGAAAAAGTATATGCATTGTCTGGATCTGATATAAATCCCGCTAATGGTTCTATCCAGACTAAAACTCTAGGTTCTAGCCAAATTAGATTCTCTGAGAGTTTAGAAGAAGGTCAAACAGTTGTCCTAATGCTAGAAGGAGGGGGCGCCACGACTGTTTCATGGCCAAGTGTGACCTGGGTTAGCGCACAAGGTAATACTCCACCAACATTGACAGCAAAAGATACGTTGGTCTTTTGGAAGGTGGGAACTCGGGCGTACGGAGCATATATTGGAAGTTACGCGTGATGTTAGGTAAATTTTTAATCCAGGCGGCGGTGAATAACATGGCAGGAGGAACGCCAACTCCTGGCCCCACACCAACTCCTACGCCAACAATACTGCCTTGGATATTACAAATCTCCGCTTCAGTGGGAACGTTCTCTGTAAACGACGAGAATGTATATTTCTATGGTACGGGCGGTGATTTGATGAGGTTTACTACGGACGGTGGACTCTTGTGGCAGAGAAAGACATCAGTTGGGTCTAGGATATTAGATCAATTATCCGTTAAAGCGATCCTTGGGAACGTTTACCTCCTCTCAATGGATCACGAGCCGGACACGTATATCTCCGCGAGAGTAAATCTTGTTAAATATAGTAATTCTGGGTCTCTTCTATGGTCTAAGTCCTTAACAAAACCTTCTGAAAGTACAGATAGTATATTACCTACTTCTTTCAGCGTTGATAGTAGCGGAAATGTATATCTTGTAGGTGGAGGCAATGATCTTTTTGTTGCAAAATATTCACAAGTAGGGAATCTCGAATGGCAAAAATCTTATGATTTTTCAAATGAAGTTATTTGCAATTCCGCAGTGGGACCAGATGGTAATCTATACATAACCGCCCATTGTTATGGAAATGGTGTACCCACAACCCACACGATCTTCTATAAAATAAGTTCTTCTGGCGAATTATTGGATTCTGTTAAGATAGGGAATCTAGCAGCGCGAGGGATTTTTGTTGATGATGAGAATAAAGTATATTTATCAGGATCTCTTTCTGATGTTGAAGAGCTAAATCTAGCACCCACAATTTTAAAGATAAATCCGACATCTCCGATGTCAATAGAATGGCAAAAAATAATAACCAGTGAGGATAGTACGCAAGACGTTACTGAATTATCTCATATCAGAATGTCAGATAATAAAATTTTGTTCTATGGTAAAAGAACGTATAATATTGCCGATACAGTCGGTCTACCTATTTTCACATATAACAAAGATGGTTCATTTGTCAGAGCCAGACAAATAGGCCATTCAGCCGGATATGAACAGCCTATTGGATTAGATATAAACTCCGATGACTATATCTATTTAGGAATGAAGTCTCAAGAGAACACGCCGGGGATCGGACAAATCAACTCCTTTATCGTCAAACTTCCCAAGGACGGAACAAAGATGGGAACCTACCCCATCGAGTACGGAAATATATTCTACGACCCCCAAGATCTTGTTGCAATCGACGGAACTCTAGTTCTTGAGTCGGTAGCACCGATTGCATCTAGTGCAACTCTAGTAGAAGTCACTTCTAATATTGTCGACACAACATCGACCTTGCAATACGCTAAAACAACTATCTAATCAGATATTCTCGTATAATTCTTCTATAACTTCTTCAATAACTTCAATATCGAGTCGGATCGAGTACAGAGGTCCGACTTTTTTTAATATAAAAAATATCACCCCAATACTCTCATCATCTTTGCTACTAAACATCTCCTCATAAATATCTTTATATTTTTTCTCTCCACCAACCATCTCATATACCGTACCTGGATCAAAAATCCACATACAATCTGATCTATCAGCAGTAGCTATGTAAAGAGCAAAAGGAGTACGATTGATTAGAATCTGTTCTAGGCACTCGAGAGTCTCATTTAAATTTTCGGTATTGAGAAGCGATCGTTTTAGTGCTTCTTTTTCTTCTTCGGTATTAAAATTCATTTTACCTCTTCAGTCTCAACTCCTAACGCGTTTAGGACATCAATTCCTTCAGTAATTCTGTATTTATACTTATAGTAAACTTTTTTAATTCCACTTTGCGCGAGAAGTTTTGAGCATTCAGAACAAGGAGAGTGGGTGCAGAACAATTCTGCTCCCTCAATGGATTCGGTAGACTTGGCCATCTTTACCAAAACATTCTGCTCTGCATGAAGAACAAAGGGCGAGGTAACTCCGTTTTTGTCTTCACAACAATTTGTCTTATATCCACTCGGAGTACCGTTCCATCCATGGGCAAGAATACTCCCGTTTTTTACAATTATCGCCCCCACTTTCAGCCTATTACACTTAGAAACCTGAGCGAATCTTTCTGCGATGTCCATATAGGCCGTAATAAGCTCAGGTTTCATAACATTGTTATCTCTGATACCATTATATCAGATCTTGAAGGACCTATTTCCGGCTATCCCAAGTTTATTAACAATGTACTTATTGAATTTCTTAAGAAGTCTACGATCTTCATCGCCTAAAAATACTCTTGTAGATTCAGTGTTTTTTTGTTTTTCGATAACTTTATCAACTTCCTCGATAAGAGATTCAGTTTTTTCAAATGCTTCAGTAATATCTTCTATAGCTTTTTCTAACTCGATTGCTCTTTCTATATTCTCTTCCACTTGTTTTTCTATTTTATTAGAGGTTGAAGATGGTCTTCTTGGTTTTCTTAATGTCATCTGATTCTCCGGCATGAGGAACAACCTCCCTGCCTATAGGCTCCTGGGGGCGGAAGCGCAGGACCTTCGGTGAGTCCTTGAGCCAATCTTGATTGGGTTCTAACCTGACGAGCCAGAGTTGACTGAGCTCTTATTTGCTCGTTGAGGTTGGCCCATCTTCGCAAACTTTGCATCTCGGAGCTAGAGAGGTTCATTGTGTAATTTTTTTAAACTTTAAACCGAATACGCGATAGAGATACCCATCAAACGATAATGACGTACGTTCTTGCTCTTGCTTCACTTTCAAAGGTTAAATTCTCCGTAAGTTCAATAAAGGATGCATGAGAAGTTACAACTGTGTTTTCGGTAGTCGTTACTGTAGTTCCATTGTAAAAGAACGTGCCAGTGTAACTCATAGAAGCGCCCTGGGTTGCTCTAATCCAGACTTCACAGATAACAACATCCCCAGCAGCGGCGGAAACTGCCGAGGATGTAATTCCTGTTATGTGAGTAACTTGTCTACTAGATGCGGCGGTAGGTTCTGTGCCACCAAGAGAAGTTCCAGCCGCATCGCGGATAGTCCCCACCTTAGTCCCAGTGCTTGGTCTCCAGACGTATATATTAAGCGAGTTAATCCACCAGTTCGCGGCAAGGTTCGATTCTGTCTCTGCTCCATTCAGAATCATCGTGCCTCCACCAACTGTCTGAGCTACATCTAGTGGCGGGGAACAAAAGTATCCCATGAAATGGTTTTGTGCCGTGGTGTTGGCACCTGTGGTAACTGCTAAAGAAGCCACTGTAGTACCAAGACTGGTATCCATGGTTCTTAATGTATTAGCCCCAGTCGCTGTTTGAGTCGCAGCAGCCGCAGATTGCTCTACAGTTGGAAATGTTCCTGTTTGAGCGTTTGATGCGTTATGGAAATATAGACGTGTTGCCATTACAAATATCTACCAGATAAACTACAATTAGGCCAATTTTGACTACATTCTGGGCGAACAGGACTATCTGGTCTATCCTCTCCACGAATGTCATAGCAGGCATTTGGTTCTCCCACTGGAGTACCGGTCCATTTTATATATTCATTGTCGGAACCTACTTCACACTCACCGCACTGATTACACTTGCCAACAATCTCCCATTTCTCTCCCTCTGTAGTCTCGTAAACCACACGATCTTCAGACCTCTCAACAATCCAACAAGTTGGGTCACATGTTTGTTCCATAGTATCATTCTATCATGAACTGGTTGTTATTAAAATTGCCAGAGTTGCTCGGGTGATTACTGTTGGTGTGCCACTGACAGTGAATCTTAAAATATCCCCAGCAGTGATAGTTGTAAAGTTCGTCCAGTTGATATTTGCTTGGTTCTTTTGTGCTCCTGATAATGCTGGTGATGTACCACCAGATGCAGTAAAAGTTCCTGGGAAGTTGGCATAAGATGCCTTTGAGACATCAACAGTTAAGTTTCCAGTACCATCCCCAAGAATATCATAAGAAACAATAGTTGCGTTAAAGTCAACAACAACGTCAGCCTTTACGCCAGTAGTTATAACAGCACCACCACCATCGATAATGACGTTGATTGTTCTTGTTCTTGTGTTGGTGCTTACTGTAAGTGTTCTGGCAGCAGAAGCATCATAAGTTGTTCCGGTGTCAAGTGATAGACCTGTTGAAGCCGTAAGAGCATTAGCAAGTGTTAAGGTCGTATTACCAGTAATAGTTGTATTACCGGCAGCAGTCATAGTTAATACAGTAGTATTATTTGTTCCAATTTTAAAATCAAATGACCCTAAAGTACCTATTGCAAGAGTACCACCTGCAGCATATAAATATGTACCGTCAATATCACCAAACAATCCAGGAGTTGCATATCCAGACGAGTTAATACCAAAGTCTCCGTAGATACTAGTACCACCAATTCTATCGTTATTTACAATGAAGTCTGTAGATGCAGCACCGCCCGTGTTTTTGTTTTGAAGAATAACTTGCACATAATTATTAGCATCACTTACAAAGGTTGCAATTTTATTTGTGTCGTTGAATGTTAGAGTTGGACCGATTGCAACAAATCCAGTGTTACTGTTCGTTCCGGGTGGAGTTGCAGATAATCTTAGTGTATCAGTTGCAGTTCCATTTAAACTTAATGAGGAACCAGTGGCAACTCCAAGCGCAGGAGTTGTTAAAGTTGGAGATGTAAGAGTCTTGTTAGTTAAGGTCTGACTATCAGTAGTCGTAACCGTTTCCATAACAGTCTCAGTGCCTGTTACGTCTTTCTTAAAAAACAGCCTGCCATCGTAAGTGTTTATCGCCAGCTCCCCCAGAGACAACTGCGTGGTGGTAGGAGCGCTCCCCTGAACGCTCGAGCGACGAATTTTTAGGACCGGTGCTGCCATGCTTATTTACCTATATAGGTGATTAGTACGATCCCAAGTCCTGTTCCGTATCTACGGCGGATTTTCCTCGCGCTCGGGTCGGTTTATTTTGAGAGGCATTATCTAACGCCTCTGTGAGAGCTTTATCGTATGCTCTAACTCTGGCCTCTAGGGCTACTATCTGCGCGAGTTGAGCGGAGAGTTTCTCCTGCATCACCTCGACCAGCATCTGATAATCTACTTGTATGTTATTCATTACTTATTAGTGATATTACTTATTCAACTAATAAGTATGTATTTATCAATATGTTCCTAAATCAATATTGACATTTTGTAGATATCTTCCTGCAGCCTGTCCAGCATAAACTGTATTAGCGGCAAGATAGCTAATTACCGACTCATTAGTACCGGCAGTATCAGTTAAGTTAAGTGCTCCAGCTAAGAACGTAATAGGAGTTGGGGTTGTATCAGAAGAAGAACCTGTTGCACTAGTTGTTCCAACTACGAATACATCAGCACCCTCATCATATCCAACAAATACGTTAGAAAGAGTTCCTCTTTCGATAATTAGACCGGCGTCGGATGTAGGAGTTCCGGTTGTGCCATTTGCTAATTCAATTAGACTATCTTTTACTACTGTGTTATTTGTATTTACAGTAGTAGTTGCTCCAGTTACTGTTAAATCGCCAAGGATAGTTACCGAAGATGTTCCTGCACTGGTACCAATAGTAACCGAAGTAGTTGATCCAGCAGCTCCGTTTGTTGCAATGTTAACAGTCTTTGTATTACCAGTAGATGTAGTACCGGTAGCAATATTAACTGCGCCGCCAGTAGTTACTGTAGTTGCAACGTCTAGATCCCCGTCTAGAGTGGTTTTTCCTGTTACGTCTAGAGTTCCTGGGATATCAACGCTTGATGTCCATTCAACGCCTGTGCCAGCCGCATCTGTTTGTAGGAGTTGACGTGCTGCACCATCTGCTAATTTACTAACAGCAATTTCTGCAGTTGCGCTGATATCAGCATCGACAATTACTCCAGATCCAATAGCAGCTGTTCCATTAGCAGCAATAGTGATATCGCCAGAAACATCTGCAAAAATAACTGTTTCTAAGTTACCAATTGTTACTTTTTTGCTTGCAGTTGCTGATGCATCATAAACTGCAATACTATCTGCAACGACTAAAGGATCTCCACCGCCCTCAGCATCAAGTGCAGTTAGTTCATTGATATCGAGACTGATAGTTAGAGTATCTGTTGCTGATACAACAGCAGCAACACCAGAACCACCAGTAACTGTTACTGTATCTGTACTATTAACTGTTTGACTAGTTGTTCCATCAGATAACACCCAGTTAGCAAATCCAGATTGTTGTTGAACCCAAGAGGTATTTCCAGATCCATCAGTTTTTAAAATATAACCATCAGTACCCGCATTTGGCGGTAATGTAAAACTATATGATGTAGTTACTGTTGCTGGAACATCAAGAGTAACAGAATTTTGTGTTGCCTGTGCATCTTTTAGAGTTATACGGCCTACAGATGTAGATGCTATAGAAGCTGTTAAAAATTCATCAACTCTCGACGTATAAGTTCCACCGCCGACATGGATGAAAGAACTAGTTCCATCAGCAATATAAAAATTCTTATTTGTAGTATCTACAAACGGTTCTGCAATTAATGCTATATTACCGGAAGGGGCTGATGTTCCCTTTCTAAGTTGTAAACGTGGTAATGCCATGGGAAGAGTATCTCTAACTATATATTAAACTCTGAGTTGGATCGGTTTAATAACCACCAAAATTGAGAGTAGAGGTATCAAAGTCTCCATCAGAAATACCCAGTATATACTGAGGAGACTTAAATTCAAATTTATTACTGGCAGAGTTATACATCATTAAATAATCTTGGGATGTAGAAGTTAGATTGCTAACATCTACTGAGATATTTCCAATATATGAATTATAAGTTGTACTTGAAGTTATCAAAGGATAATCTGAATTAACTTGAACTGAACCCGTATTTTGAGGAGAATAGAGATTATAAGACATTCCACCTATATTTGAATCTAAATATGTAGTACCGGGGATGTAATCTACACGTTCTATCAGGTTAGTACCTAAATTAAATAATATAAATTCGTCTCTAGAATGAACCCAATTCTGCCATCCCCACATATCATCAGATACAAATACGTGAGGAATTTGTGGAGAATTTCTAGCTATCTTAACTCTGGTATTCCTATTCGGGCCAGGATTTACACGATTTGAATTTCTTAAATATTCAGATTGAGATAGTTGTTGTCTAACTAAAGAGGTTATTTGAGTATCAGTGGACCTATAATCAGAATTTTGGCGGAGTTTCTGCCATACTTGATATGGGTTATTATTAACTGCCACGTAAATACCTACCATCTATCTTAAATTTAAACAAAGGGGTTTAAAGAAAGAGACACTATATAAACGCAATGGCAATCAACAAAATGTCACGAGTTTCTCAAGTAGAGGACTCTGAGTTTGAAAATGACGTTTTTGACTTTGGAGAACCGGAAGTTATTCCAGTAGAGATTGCTCCTGGGAAGTTTCTTTGCCTTAAAGAACCATCCGCCGATGATCTCATCTCAATTTCTAATATCTCAGAAGATAAAAAGATTTCAGAAGTAGAGGCTACTCTACAAACTATTTGTATTCTTCACGCACCTTCATCCGGTCAAAAAAGACTCTCACTTAAAGACGCTAAGAGACTTCGCGCAAAGCAACTTAAAATGCTTGGCCAAGCAATTAATCAACTCCTAGGATTAGACGGAGATGGAGAATGATGAGTTCGAAGTAATTCGTAATCATAACTATACAATAACAATAAAAGACAGAAAGGGAAGAGAGATCAAATTCAGAGATATAACAGGAGAAGATTTAGAATATCTTGATGTTATTTTAGGCGATAAAGATGAGAATTTAAAAGAAGGACAAAAAAGAGTTTCATTTGAAAATATTCAGAACATCATAGATTATTTAAATCTAGATGGGATAAGTTCTGGGTCTTTTACTCAAAAAACTATAATCAAGGTTTTTAACTGCATTAGGGATAATATCCTATGCAACTATATATCTAAATATTCCTGGTTAAAAGCCTGTTATGGAATACAGAATGGGTCATTTGCGAATGTGCTAGAAATGGAAAAAGTTCCTATGACGAAATTTATTGCTATGACTCAAATCCACAAAGAAGCAATAGACTCAATGAAACCTAATGACTGACTCAGATAAATTAAAACTTATCCTTATCTTATGTTCTATTTGTATAGAACAAGATCAAATAGAGTTAAAGTCTTTTGTGAAAGTTTGTGCAAGATACGTAGATACAAATGATTTTAATAAGATTTTAAGAAAATCAATGAAACTCCTTGAGTTTAAGAGATGTGGTGTTAGTTCCTGTCCAGATTGGCTCATGAACGAGTTATTTCTTCTTTATAAAAAAGACGTAATTATATAAACAAGTCAAAATACCTTATTTGTTTAAGGATAATAGTGAAAGATATAGTGTCTTCATTTCCTTATGGCCAATCCTATTAGAATCAATGCCGCGTCATTGAATAGGCCGGGAGTCTTTGTTACACAAACAACAACTGGCTCTCTTCCGCAACCTATTGCAACGCACGCAGTAGGGTATATCTTTGGCAGTACTCCCGCTGAAGATTATTATGGAAAAGATGCTACTGATACTTACTCGTATCTAGAACCTTATAAACCGACTCAGATTGCATCTGTAGATGACTATCTGGATAAAATTGGACTTAATAGTATTCCAGTAGGTAATAAAGGGGCTCTTGCTAGTTACGATAGTATTAAAGCATTTTTTGATAACGTTGGAGTAAATGGTATTCTTTACTTTACCAGAGTAACTCCTACCCCAGAAACTGTAGTTAATCTTAGTGAATCTTCTGCTGATACTGGGTACAATGCATTTGCTATTAAAGTAAACGGTAGATATTTCGGTACCCCTATCGGCATCTATGATGCGGATAATACTGAAATCAAAGTTATCACAACCACCGGACTAGATAAAACTGATAACGCCAGAGATATATACACATTCCTTTCTGGTAATGGTGACGGGTTTGCTGATTATTATAAAATCGAGCAGAGTGCTACTGAGGCATTAGCTGGCAAATTCAGAATTTTCTCAAAAGATTCTCGTAGAGTCCCAGAGATTCAAGAACTTCATGCTTATAAGTTCAATCTCTCTGAATATGCTCAAAAAATCGACCTTCTCCAAGAGCCCGGAGTTGTATCATTCTATACTTCCATCAAGGAAATTAACTTCCGCTGCGTATCCCGCGATCAAGAAACTAAAGAGGGTATTCTTCACCTCTCTGGAGCACAACTAAGTTCTTTCTTCGCTGCACAAAGTACTTATACTGATATCACAACTGAGCAATCTGCTATCCTAAAGGCTTTCCTAAATAATCAAAAGATCTATACAACAGGAAATATCCCAGATAATAAGTATGTAGCTATTTCAAAAGATCTTAGTACAAATACTGATAAATGGGCTGATGCCGATGCAGTTTATTGGCAGTATGACTCAAATTCTGGCAACTTCTCGAAGGTTGTAGATGGAATCAATCCAGTAGTACCAAGCGGAAACCCTGTTACACGTACAGGATATCTTCCTGATTCCGTTCAGGTGTTCTATGTCAATGTGGCTGGTGAAAACAGAGCCATTATTGTCAATGGAGCAACTCCTGAAGAATTGGCAACTGGGCTAGAGACTGAAATCAAAGCTATTCTTACTGAAAAAGATCTAATTGATTTTTACTCAGTAGAGGCTCTAGTTTCTGACTCTGATGCTGGTAAACTTTCAGCCACCAAGTATATCCCAAATAACGGACTATCTACGACCAGCGATCTAGTCTCAGTAGTGGGTAATCCTTATATCCGCCCAGAACTTTCTGAGTTGGATGAAGGAGCAACTCAAGATGATAAAGCTACAGCTAATGGCTTCTACTCGCATGATTATGTTCTAAGAGTAAAGATTACCTCTAAGAACGGCGTAAGTTCGCCAGTATACCCAGGACTCAATCGTTCCGGTATCTCTGATCCTAATGTAGTAAAACTAATCTCCACTGATCAGAACGCTACTTATGATTCTTATAAAGTTTCCGCTACTGCAAAAGCTAGTGACTTTGTATATGCAATTGAGCAAGGAGTAGGTTCAGGAGCACTCGCCCCTGGATTCCTATTTGCCCCAGAGGCTTACTCAGTACTAACCTATGAAGCAGGAACAGGAGACTTTGCAAGTGCTTCCGAAGCTCGTCAAGAAAGGTTAAAGATTACACAGACTCTAATTCGTGCCGCTGAAGGCAGAATTGGAACGACCGAAGGAATCACTGCTACTCAGCATGTGGCTCTAATCGATTGTGGTGCTGATGAAACTTCACTTGGAGATGTCCAAGATGAGTTGGATCTTCTTAAGAGTACAGTCGGAGTGCCTTATGGCCATGCCGCATACTACGCTCCATATGTGAGGAATCTTGACGATCGTTATGTTGCTCCTTCTGGATATGTAGCTGGTATTGCTTGCTCAAGATATATCAATGAAGGTTTCCAACAGCCTCCAGCTGGCGCCCGTTATCCACTACGCGGTGCTAATGGTCTTAGATTTGATATCTCTGCTCAACAACAAGAAGTTACTTATGCACTTGGTCTGAACCCAATCCGTTCACTTCCTAATCGTGGCATTGTAACTTGGGGCGCTAGAACTCTCTCTAGTAATCCTCTGTTTAAGTTTATCAATACTCGCGTAATCCTCAACGTTTTAGTTGATGTTCTAGGCCGTAGTTTTGATGATATCCTGTTTGAACAAATCGATTCCGCTGGCACAGTATACGCTAGAGTTAAGTCTATTGCCTCTCAGGTGTGTGGACAATTCTTCCGTCAAGGAGCTCTCTTTGGAGCAAGACCAGAACAGGCTTATTTAGTAGTCTGTTCATCGGCTAATAACGACAGTCTAACCCTTGAGCAAGGAACAGTAAGACTAGATGTTTACGTGGCAACAAGTCCAACCCTTGAGCGTCTACTTGTTACTGTCGTAAGAACGCCAGCTGGACAGGTAGTTCAGTTGAGTGACTCGTTCTCCAGAAATGAAGAGAGATTTAGTAATCTTCTCAATACTACAAACGTATTCTGATAAATGAAAGAACACGTACTCAATACTAAAGAGCCTCTTTCATCTCAACAGCCTAAAAAGGTTGTTTTTATTGAGATGTTCAGAGCGGGTCCTCAGATTTCCTCTACTGGCCAAAAAATGGTCTTTACTGAGAATGATCTGGAGCAGGTCGTTAAAACCTACAATCCAAATACTCATGAGGCTCCGTTAATTATTGGCCATGACCAAGACGACGGAACCCCAGCTCTTGGGTGGGTACGTAAAGTCTGGAGAAAAGGCAAAGAACTTTGGGGTAAGGTTGAACTTACCCCTAAGGCCGAACAGTTAATACGAGATGGAGTTTTTAAGAAAGTAAGTAGTTCCTTTTACTTACCAGAGGCGGAAACGAATCCAACACCAGGAAATTTAGCCCTTCGTCATCTTGGATTGGTATCAATCCCAGCGGTTAAAGGGCTAACCGCTTTTTCTGAAATCTCTGAGTCAGAGACTATCACTTTTACCCCCTCCGAAGGGGAGTCTTCTATTTCGTTTAAAGAACACTTAGGAAAAAATCAAACTATGGCTAGGAAAAAAACCAAAACAGAAACTCCTGCTTCGGTGATCGAACACTCCGAAGGGGGAATGACTGTTAATATCAATATTGGCGGTGGTGGTAAATCCGGCGCCAATGTATATGACGATAGCGGAAATAAAGTTTCAGAAACTGGCGCTCCAGCCGATTATGAAATGGAATATGGCATGGATGCAGAAATGCCTCCTGCTGATCCGATGATGGAAATGGCAGATGATGCCCCTGAAGATGGCGATATGCCTTCTGACATGGATAGTGATTCTGACATGCCAACAGATGACGGTGGTGATGGTAGTGATAACATCGATGCCGATGCTGATCCTACTGCAGACGCAGATGGCGCTGATAGTACCGACGGTGCCCCAGACACAGATGGCGGTGATGGCAACGATATGCCTCCTGCTGGGCCTTCTTCAGAAGGTGGAGATGATGGTTCTGATATGGAAACAGACGATGTGTCTGGAGACATGCAGGACGACGATCAAAAGATTGCTCAACTCGCCTCAGAATACGAAATTGATGAGTTAATCAAGGCTCTAGCTCTAAAAACCGATGCGGCTTCCATGATGGAAGGTGAGAATGGAATGTCCTATGGCGAAATGCCCGAAGGACTTAAGAAAGCGATCGAAGCTAAGAAGGGTGAAGAAGAGGGAGAAGAGGACGAAGAAGAGAAGACTGAAGACATGGGCGAAGCAGTGAAAGAAGGTGAAAAGCCTTCGGAAGCTGAACATCCCACTTCCGAGGAAGTAAAGGGAGCTGAAGAACCCAAGGGAGAGCAGGCTTATGGTGAAGAGGAAACTGAGGTTTCTGATAACGCTGAAGGATGCGAAGATAACGAAGAGGACGAAGAAGAGAAAGAAAAGAGCGATATGGCAGAAGAGACCACCACTGAAGAGGCTACAGGAACTCTGGATCATAGCGAGCGTGCTATGGGAGTTCAGAGCGATTTACAAGCTCGGGTAGCCGAATTGGAGGAAGAACTCTCCAGACAGAAGAAGTTGATGAGAGAGAAGGAGATCTCTGATTTCTGTGAAACTCTCTATGAGGGCGGTAAGCTAACTCAGCAAATCGTTCCTAAGACTGACCTCGTTCGTTTCATGGAAACCCTTAATAATAAGAACTCCGTGAACTTCTCCGAGTCAGGTAAGACTTCCCAATTTGACTTCTTTAAGAATGTCCTTGAGAACCTACCCTCAATGGTCAGTTTTGAAGAATTTGCAACCCAGGCTTCGGCTCCAGCAGCTAAGAAGTCAATCTCGCCATCAGCCGATGGGTATATCTACGACCCCTCTACAGCAGACCTCCACGTTCAGGCGTTGGAGTATGCTGAAAGTAAAGGAGTTGAATATACCATCGCTCTGAAGGCAATTATCTCAAATAACTCATAAGGAGTAAACTAAAAATGGCAACTGACCCACGTTATATGTCTTTTGACCACCAGTACGTTGAAACTGTGCAGTCAACCAACGCTGTTGAGGCCCACAGATTTGTAAAGCGTAATGGTGCTTATCCCGCTGCCGGTGCTTATGCCGCTGGCGTTAGCGTTTATGCTGCCCCTGGCCAAGGTGAACTCACCGCTAAGGGCTATCAGGTTGATGAT